TAATTCTACAGACCCCTCTTGATAATCTCCATATCCCAGGTACGGAAGTTGACAGCCTGGGAGTGTGCCGCGAAGCTCGGTCTGTCCAACGATCTTGTTCGCTCCTGCCGTAGCCTCACGCAACCCGGTCAAGGCGTTCTCACATACAAGCTCAAACTCGCACCGCTCTGCAATCTCATCTTTCTTACGGGGGGCTTTACCGTCTGCACCGAAACGGATCTTCTGCCTGCCCTCAATCTGCGCAGCTGTTTTATCCTGGTCGATCCATGATCCTGTTTGCAGGGAAGTTAGCACGTTCAAGGCTTCGCGGTACGCCTCGCCGGGTGAAGCATCTTCCAGCAAGCAAAGGTCACAATAGTATTCCACTGCCCGCCCGCTCGCCATGTTCACATTGTCATTGTACTGGCTTTTGCCCAGGTAATCCTTGTAATGCCCACCCGCTGCAAGTATGGCCTCAGACTGTGCCTTGTCACCTTCTGTCTCGCCGTTCACAACTTTCATTGCTTTAGATCTAGCCGGACGCAACACGCCCTTCTGGAAAAAAGTGTAATAGTCTGGGGTGCTTGGGTTGCTGTGGTGATAGTAACCCTTTTTATGCGCCCAGCTTAGATCGTTATCTAACCCCATGTCGTTACCTCCTCATTGACATCTTCTGTCTAGTAGTATTTAACAGCAGAAGTTAATGCAAGGGGAAATTTTATGCAATTGGACGATTGGCGGAAAAAGAAGAATCTAAGTTATGTGCAGCTTGCTAAGAAGCTGGGCGCAAGCCATGCCACGGTTGTGCGCCGGTGGTGCTTACCAGCGGATCACAAGGACAAGATGATCCCCTCCCAGAAGTTTATGCGTATCATAAGCGAAAGCTCTTTCGGTGAGGTATCGCCTAATGACTTCTACAAATAGCGTTACGGTAGGGATCGACTGCGGGTATCGCACCGGCGGAGTAGCTCTGATTAGTGAGGGCTGGGCAGAGGTGCATGATTTGCCTGTTTACAGCGAGGGCGGCGTTGATGTGCGGGCATTGCTTGACATCATTGAGAGCGTCGAGAGCGTGAAGCACATTTACATCGAGGCTCAACAGGCCATGCCGCGCCAGGGTGTCGTGTCCGTATTCAAGCTAGGATATGGCTACGCCCAGATAATGACCACGGCGGCTTTGTCCGGCAAGCCATACACTGCAATCAGACCTGCGGTCTGGAAGAAGTCGATGAACCTACCGAAAGACAAGGACGCTGCAAGGCGCATGGCGCAGCAGTGGTTCCCAGATTTATCCTCTAAGCTTAAGCGAAAGAAGGATGAGCACCGGGCGGAAGCCCTACTAATCGCCCTCTATGGGCAAGGCAAAACATAAAAACGAAAGGTAACAAAATGGGATATACAAGCGAAGGTATCGGATACCAACCAACAGAGACCAGCCGCCAGGCGATTAACGCGGAGCATTTGCTAACGGTTCGAGCAAAGGTGCTGCGCTTTCTGCGCATGGTTCCGCAATCAATGACAACAGAACAGATTTCGGAAGCCTTAGAGATCCCCTATGTTTCGGTGCAGCCGCGCCTAAGTGAGCTGAAGAATGACAACCTGGTCAAGATTTCTGAGGATCGAGGTCAGACAAAATACGGCAAGACATGCGTTAAATGGCGGGCGGTGAGAAGGTAAGATGAGACACGTTGATTTGTGCAGCGGCATTGGCGGCTTTGCCCTTGGGTTTGAGTGGGCCGAACTCAGCAGTCCTGTATTGTTCTGCGACATAGAACCTTGGAGCCGAAAGATACTTGCAAAGCATTGGCCGGATGTGCCGATTGCAGAAGATGTTAAGGAGTTAGCTGATGACCCAGATAGAAATGTTCCCGACTGCGACATCCTCACAGCAGGATACCCCTGTCAGCCGTTTAGCCTCGCAGGTAAGCGCGGCGGATCGGAGGATGATCGCCACATCTGGCCGCACATCTTGCAAATTGTTGCATCCAAAAGACCCGCTTGGTGCGTTTTCGAAAATGTTTATGGTCACCTCACATTGGGCCTCGACCAAGTGCTGCTTGACTTGGAAGCCGAAGGCTACGCCACAAGGCCGTTTATTGTTCCAGCTTGCAGTGTCGATGCGCCCCACAGAAGAGACAGGGTCTGGATCATCGCCAAGAAAGTTCGCCCCGACACCGACAGCAAGCGACCACATCGAGCGCAAGAGTACAAGCACGGAGAAGCTGAACCCACTGACGGGCAAGAGCGTGACTTTGGATCGGTTTGTGAAGTTCTGGCCGACAGCGGAAGTGCAGCAAAGCGGTCAGCCGGAGATGTGGGCGACACCAGCCGCAGCCGACAGCAAGGGGACAACGGGCGGCGGTCAGGGAAAGAGCCTGAGAACGGATGTCAGGATGTGGCCGACACCGAGAGCATGCACGGCGATGTCTGCGCCCAACATCCAGAACAGAGTGAACGACAAGCACCCGAACTTAGAGAGCGTGGTGGCAAGAACTCTTTGGCCGACACCGACGACTCAGGACGCGAAGAACAACGGTGGCCCCAGCCAGCACAACCGAAACACCAAGCCCCTCAATGCGGAAGTGGGTGGCTCCCTGAACCCGGAGTGGGTCGAGTGGCTAATGGGATACCCAGAAGGGTGGACAGACTTAAAGGGTTAGGCAATGCTATCGTGCCGCAGATCGCCATGCGCATAGGGCAGACAATAAAGAGGCAATGCGATGGCAAAGCGTAAGGCGCGTCCTGTGTCATGCCTGACCTGCGGGCGCGAGCACGACTATAACCTGGACGGATGGGTAATCCTGGGCGATGGTAAGACCGTGATCTGTAGCAGCGACGAAAGCTGTTGGCGTCCGATCTACGAGAAGAGCCTGGCCGAGATCAACAAGCCAAAACCGCAGCGCCGTAAACTTTTTTAGAAAGGGGATTGACGAATGAGAAAACCGCTGTACTCTAACGAGACCCCGCCAGGGGGAAATAACTATAAAGTTAATAACAGTAATGTTAATAACGATACTGTTAATAACAGTATAGCAGTAAATAACTCTATTAATAACTTTAACAGTATAGCTATAAAGCGGATGCTTACCAAAATGTCGCCGCAGTATAAGGCTGCTGGGAAGGCTGCGCGGGCAGATCCTTTGTCGTTTCGGATGCAGAAAGTTACCAGGCTGCTGCGCGAGAAGCTTAGTCACCAAAACTTTCTTGAGGCCATGAAGCACATGGATCAATTGCCACCAATGGAGCAAGCTCAGTTTTGCCAGAAGATCGAGGATTATTATGAATCAGAAGTTTGACCCGGTTGACCAGCCAGAGCATTATGCAAGTGCTTCGATTGAGTGCATCGACGCAATGGCCGCAATGGTTGAAGGATCTACATCTGATTTGCCAACAGATTTGCATGATGGATATTGCTGGCAAAATGCTTTTAAATATCTTTGGCGCTGGAAAAACAAGAACGGCATTGAGGATCTGCGCAAATGCAGGTTTTATCTTGACCGTTTAATTAGCCGCTTAGAAGCACGTTAGGTGCGTTTGGCTATGTAGGGTGCAAAAAAAGAGAGAGCAGCATTTAGCGGCTCTCTCCGTGGCTGTCAGGCTTGTTTGGGGTAAGTTATTGGAACAGGAATGGGACAAAAAGCAATCCGTAGCCGATCCCGCATATGCAAAGCACTCCGATAACGTCACCAACAATTTCTTTCCAGTTGCTCATTGTGCAAGCTCCTTTTGTTGTGTGCACCCGGCGCAATGACGCGCCGCAATGGTAATGCCGTGCGATATTATTGAAGCAACGCCTCCAATATTTACAATTTCATCCGGCTTGCTGAAGCCCAAGCGAACCGTTTTCTTTGAATACAAGTCGCCTTTGTTTATCGTGCCTTTGCATTTGTGGCATGTGTAAGGCTTGCGTGATTTAGTCATTTTCATTGCGCTCTCCCCGCTAGTCTTTTGAATGTGCTGCAAGCACGGTCGATACCGTGTGTCGTTACTGCGCTTGTGAATTGCTTGCGCGTTACGTTGCGCCCGCTTTTATCTGTCAGCTGCACAACAAAGCTTTTTTGCGTGTTGCTCTCTGCAATCACAAGAAAGCCTGCGTGGTAGTCAACTTCGTGAGTGGCCGTTTCCCAATAAGCTTGCATCACGCCGCCTCCTCTTCGCGTTCCTCGTATATGTCCCAAAGACGATCAGCGATGCGCCGTTCAATTTCGCCATATGCCATGATGCAAGCGATTTCGTCATATGACTTGCCGTGCTCGCCGTTGTAACACTCGTTGAAAAAGTCTTTGCCTTGGTCAATGTTGCAGTTCTGGCAGACCTCATGGGCCTTGTGGTAGTAGATGACATATTCGGAGCCATCGGCGCTTTCATGCGCAAACTCCATAGCAATCTCAAAATTAGCTGCATCCTCTGCAATTTCTTCTGCAATGCTGTCGCAATACTTTGTAAGTTTATAATCGTTCATTGTCATTGTTACGCTCCATGTGTTTTGTGGCGTTAGTGCCATCTCATGCAATCAAACTAATAGCCTTGTCAGATGCTGTCAATAGGTAGAAGCAAAAAAAAATTAAGGCCTTCAGCCTTACAATGCAGGCAAGCTTGATTAAGTGACCTACCTGTTATAGTATGGCCTTACTCGCTCCACCTGTGAGTTACCTCTGAACTAGCCCCGCCTTCGGGCGGGGCGCTTTTACCAGGAACCAAACATGCCAGCAAAGAAGGTCACAGTCCAAGTAATGCAGAAGATCTGCGATCGCCTGGCAGAAGGTGAGACACTGGTCGAGATAGCAAAGGACGAGAGCTTGCCATCTTATCGCACAATCACGCGATCAGTGCAGGACAGCGACGAAATGTGGGAGATGTACCGCAAGGGCAGGATACTCCAGGCTGAATACTATGCAGACAAGCTGAACGGTTTGGCAATGTCTCCGCTGCCCGAGAACGTAGACCCGCGACAGCTCAATGCAGAAGTACAGCGCAGACGCTTAGAGATAGACACGCTTAAGTGGACTAGCGCACGAAACCAGCCATTCGGTATACGCGATAAGAAAGAAGACCAGCCACAAAACGCAGGCTTCACGATCAGCTGGGCAGGCAATGACCTTGAGGTTACGGCAGCAGAGCAGGTAATTGAGGCAGCAGGTAAGCAAGTGGTGAAGCACTGAATGAACATATCAGTCAACATCCTGCGTGTCCTATCTACGCGCGCGAGCAGCCCGACCAACGGATCAAGCGCAGCAACAAGGTGTCATAATATGCATTATGTTAAATTATTGAACTGCATTGGGGCGCAGCGCCCAGCAAAGGCAAAAAAGAACTGCATTTCTGGCAAAACGCCCGACCCCACCCCCCGCAGAACCGCCCGCCGCTACTACAGCTGTATTATACCTGCCCATGTAACCCTCACACTCACTGAGCCTGTCCTGTGAACCACGACAGCATGGCTCTCATGTCGCACATCAATGTGCTTAGAGATGGCATTGTGGAGGGCTCTGACGAGGCCTCCAGGCTTGAGAGTGCTGTGCTGCTTATAGACATTTACGAACAGATCCTAGAGAAGCTTGAGATAGTGGATTTTCCTGAGCCGGAGGTTAAGCATTAATGCACATTGAGATCCCTTATCAGCCGAGGCCCTTGCAGCTGGCGTTGCATGATGAGATGCAGGAGAAGCGTTGGGGCGTTGTTGTTTGTCACCGTAGGTTTGGCAAAACTGTTTGGGCGATTAATCATATACTTCGCCATGCGTTAATGTCTGACAAGCCTAACCCCCGGTATGCCTATATGGCACCCACCTATCGGCAGGCGAAGAACGTGGCCTGGGATTATATAAAACAGTTCTCTGGCAAGATACCTGGCGTTAAGTTCCATGAGACTGAATTGAGGTGTGATCTGCCTAACGGGGCTAGGATTAGCCTTCTGGGCGCTGAGAACCCTGACAGTCTTCGTGGTATCTATCTTATGGGTTGTGTAATGGACGAGGTTGCTGACATGCCTGAGAGCGTGTTTCCAGAGATCTTGCGTCCTGCTCTTTCGGATCACAAGGGGTTTTGTATTTTCGTAGGTACTCCCAAGGGACACAATGCTTTCTTTGATTACTATGAGCAGGCGGCTGCAAATGAGGATTGGTTAGCCGCTGTGTATAAGGCTAGTGAGACCGGGATCTTAGATGATGAAGAGTTAACAGCTGCTCGGGATATGATGAGCGCAGATCAGTATGCCCAGGAATTTGAGTGCAGCTGGAACGCGAATGTCCCTGGCGCGATCTTTGGCAAAGAGCTTGAGAATTCTCAGTCTGAGGGGCGGATAACTAATGTTCCGTATGATCCTACCGTGAAGGTTGACACCTGGTGGGATCTTGGCGTTGGTGACAGCACCGCTATTTTCTTCACACAGACTGTTGGTCGTGCTATACATGTGATAGACTACTATGAAGCGAGGGGCGAGGGACTGCCGCATTA